CTATTGTTCTTTGATGCATGTGTGTGCAAATTTCGTGATTTACGCATAAAAGCTACAGCTTTTGGTACTAGTGTAGTATCCAATTGTGTTTTTAAATATATAAATACCAATTGGCTTAAAATCACTATGTGGACTTCGGCAAGCTTGGCAACATTATATATATGTTCTAGCGTGGCTAAACGGCTCATATTTGCACGTAATTTTGTCTCACATGGCAATTTAGTACCGCGTACTATTTCTGACGTCAAATTGCGTGATGATGAAAATTGTCACTGGCAGTCTCCATCCGTTGCAAGATCTAAATTTGTTAGCACAGATAATATGGATCGGAATACTTTCATTCGGATTGTGCATGAAAACGTTTGTTCTTTATCTTTTTTTGATGAGGAAACCAATAAAAGACCTAAGTGTCACTGTTTGTTAGTGCGTAGTAATTTTGGTGTTATTCCGGCTCATGCTGTAAAAGATTTTTTGCATGGTACTGTAACAATTAATAAAGCTCCAGTAAATTCTACCCTTGGTTCTTTTGTGTCGCGTATTGATAACACCATGTTTCAGCAGATACCAAATACGGATTTATGTGTTATATATTTTCCAAAGATGAATCAATGTCGTGATATTACGCACCTGTTAACTGTTGCTCCAGTTACTGCAAAATCAGGTGGATTGCTTAGTAGAGACAGTGTCTTTGATGAAGTTACTTGGTCTTGCGATATTGCTGAATATTCCGAATCTCTTATGACGGATGGCATGATGTGTCAATCTTTTAGTGGGTATGTTTCATTTTTACATGGTAGTAGTAACAGTTACAAAGGTTTGTGTGGTGCTCCTCTTATTTCTTATGATCAACCTAAGTGTATACTTGGTCTTCACTTGGGAGCTGTAAAGTCTTTTAACAATTCCTTTAAGAAATGTCTTGCAGGTATTGTTACTAAAATCCAAATAGAAGACGCAATAGCAGAATTGGCTAAGTCCGATACTGTTCACATGCATGCTAGTTGGGGTGAACTCCCTGATAATATGTATGGTAAGCCAGTTATCACAGATGTGAATATACATCAACGGGCAGCTATTCGATTTCAGAAAAATACTTCTGTCCCTACAACTGTATTGCATATTGGTGGTGGCACTCATCGTATGAAATATAAGAGTAAATGTATTCAGACACCTATTGCCCATCATGTGCGGCAAGTATTCCATATAGAGGATAAATGGAGTGGGCCTGCTTTTCATAAAAATTGGGTCTTTAACACCGATTATCTCACTTATGCAGCAAAGAGTCCTGCTGGACTCCCTTGCCCACACGTTTCGTTTGCTTACCATGATTATTATATCCAGATCATGTCAGGCATAGATCAGAGTTTCTTCGAAGAAGCCAAGCCCTTATCTGAAGTGCAAAATGTTAATGGTATTCCTAAGTGTCGGTTTATAGATGCTCTTACCATGACAACTTCTGTAGGTTATCCAATTAATCGCCCTAAAACTGATTACATAACAGACGGGGACGTGGATGATGAATACTTTGATGGATATCAACATCCACGTATTTTGGATAATATATTTTTCAAAGAAGCTGAACGGTGCGAGAACTTGCTATTACGCGGACAAAGGCCTATGTGCATATTTTATGCTTCATTAAAGGATGAGCCTACTAAGACCACAAAGGACAAGGTTCGGATTTTTCAATCCGCTCCTATGGCATTGTCTCTTCTAGTCAGAAAGTACTTTTTGCCAATAGCACGGATCTTCTCATGCAATCCTCTTGTTACAGAGTGTGCTGTTGGTATTGCTGCTGAAGGACCAGAGTGGTATCAATGGGATGCTCATGTGTTTAAATTTGGACCAAACCGCGTTTTAGCCGGGGATTACTCGAAGTATGATTTGCGTATGCCCGCTCAATTGTCTACACTTGCATTATCCATAATGATTAAGTGTGCAGAACGTTGTCGATACTACACCCCAGATGATATACAGATTATGAATGGCTTAGTAACTGAGCTTACATATCCGCTAGTACACCTTAATGGTGATATAGTTGCGTTATTAGGCTCCAATCCCTCTGGTCACAATTTGACAGTATATGTCAATTCCATCGTGAACTCTCTTATTTTCAGGTGTGCTTACTTTGCTTCGCAAGAACATTTGCAAAAAGCGTCTATTAGACCCTTTAAGTCTATATGCGCAGCAAGCCTTTATGGTGATGATGCTATTGCAACCGTTAATAAGCAATTGAAAGACACTTTCTGTTTTAAGCAAATGAAAGAGTATCTGGAAAATCATGGTATTGTATTTACAACCCCAGACAAGAGTGATGCGAAAGACATTACCTTTTTCGATAAGAAAAATGTTGATTTTCTCAAGCGTCGAACGGTCTTTGTACCTGAAATTTATTTACCAGTTGGTGCTCTTTGTGAGGATTCTGTACTTAAATCATTATGTTGCATAGTTCAAGGAGCTGATTCAGTAGAGACGGTCACTAAGTCTAACTTGACTCTAGCAGCTAGAACTTTCTTCTATCATGGTCGTGAGCGTTTTGATAGGAATATAGAGTTGCTGCGTTTATTAGCTGATTCCCAAGGCTGGTGTCATGATTTATTATTATTGCATTATACTTTTGATGATTGGGCCAGAATTCATATGAAAACACATAGAAAGGAGTATTTTTCATTGTATCAGTATGAGAAAAACAGTGGAAAATACGTTGGCCCTTGTGGTTCTACATGGTCAGATCAAATTTTGCAAAAATACCCTTATTACTTTGATATTAACAGCGTTGCAACAGCGGACTATATGCGAGAGAATATAATTGTGTTACACTCTTCTTTATTTGCCCAGCATGGCATAAAACTGCAACACAATGTATTGATTACTCGTAACTCTGTTGGTGCCAACCCCAATGGTTGATGCGTGCTTACATTGTGTACGGTAGCTGGAACATATTCATGTTCCGTGTGCCACGCACACACACAATTGGCTCGCAAAGTTAAGATCGGTGAATCTTGATATTTGTTAAATTAAAGAAATGCACCGCTAGTTCTAATATTCAAAAGGGACCAGACACCACAACGTCTGAAAACCACGCACCAATTGACAGTACCACTGCTGACAATAATGTGCGTTCGCAAGTGACTCAGTTCACTGACCAAGACCCCGGATGGGGCACTTCTGTACCTACTATGATGGATAGTACCCGCGATAGTGGTTTATCAGATAATACTGCTTTAGGGCAGTTTTTACAACGGCCTATCCATATTTGGAGTCAAACATGGGTTGCTGGTACGCCTCAAAAATGTTGGGTTTTTGATCCATGGTATTTGTTTCTCAGTAATCCACAAGTTGAAAAGAAAATTGCTACATACAGGATGTTTCAAGGCTCCCTTCATGTAAAATTTGTTATCAATGCTAATGGATTTACTTATGGAAATATGATGGCGTATTATCATCCATTAGTACATCAAGACTCTACTGCAGGTTATCCTAGCATTACGAGTGTTGATGCGAATGGTATAGTACCTGGGCATGGAACATTCAATATAGAAAAACAGCATCTTGTTCGTCATTCTCAAAAACCTCATATTTTCTTGTTACCACAAACCTCTACTGGTGGAACATTAGAGTTACCTTTCTTGTGGTATGAAAATTGGCTTGATCTTACCGCAGAGGATGCTGATAAACTTGGAAAGATTGTTCTTTGTCAGCTTAATGAACCCAAAGTTCTTTCTATTACTCAAGCAGCGCGGATTTCCATAACTGCATATGCATGGATGGAAAATGCCAAACTTTCGTTGTCAACTACTATGGAACATAAGCTTTCTGCGTCGCCGTATAAAATTGAAAACTCTTGGCCTAACCCTGATGTAGCGTACCGGGTTCCACCACAAAGTTCTGCGAAAAATATTGCTCAATCCCATGCAGGAGATGAATATGGTACCGGACCAATCAGCAAAGTTGCTAATAGTGTAGCGCTTGCATCCGATTCATTATCACAAGCACCCGTTATAGGTCCTTATGCGAGGGCTTCTTCTCTTATTGCTAGTGGTGTTGGGCGTTTAGCTTCGCTATTTGGATATTCTCGTCCTACAGTTATTAATAATATTACTCCTTATAAGCCTATTTATTTGGGTAATTTAGCTAATACTGATGCTGGTGACACTAGTCAAAAACTTACTCTGGATTCCAAACAGGAGGTTTCTATAGATCCACGAGTAGTGGGTTTACAACCCAAGGATGAGATGACTATACGTTCTATTGCAGGTAGAGAGTCTTATTTTACTACTATAACGTGGGGCGGTCCTACAGGTACTTCTGGTTCAATTATGTATACCACTGGAAAACGATTAATGAATTGTCTGGTGACACCCATGTTAAGGAGGACTCGCGCAACCACTAACTCGGTTGATTATAACAAAAATGAGTATAATTTAACTGGTTGTTGTTATGCTGCTCTTCCGTTTGGCGCCTGGCGTGGTACCATGCGTTATCGTTTCCAGATAATAGCCTCCCAATTTCATCGAGGTCGCATTCGTATTGTATGGGATCCACGCAAGATTATGGAGCAGAATTTGACTACTGGTAGTACAACCACAAAAGGTTTATGGGAAACGTCAAACATAATGTCCTGTATTGTAGATCTTGCTGACAATAGAGATTTCACAGTGGATGTTGGTTGGGGGCAGACTACTACATATATGCCCTCCGGTGTAGATCCTGGTAATCATTTACTTACTGAAGATTCTATCTTCATCACAACACCCAATGGTGATAATACGTCACTTAAGGATGAGTGGGGTAATGGTGTTATCGGTATCTATATTGTTAATGAGCTAGTTGCTACTGCTACAGGCACAACTGGTTCGTTAGAAACATCACCAGTGTACATAAATATGTTTGTATCATGTCCAGATTTAGATGTTGCCAATCCAGAAGAGGCTGCCCTGCAGAGGTGGTCTGCTATCATGCCCATGGGTTTGAAGCCAGCCACCAATACAGTAGCTCAGTCACATTCAGGTTTTGACGAGGTGGAACCGGATCATGCTCCTACTTCACCAGGTTCTGCTGATTTCACCTTGGGCCCACCTATAAAACCGTTGGATCAGAATACATCAAATGTGTTTTATGGTGATCCCATCGTCTCCTTTCGTACACTTATGAAAAGATATTGTTATCATATGGCTCTGCTTACATATCATAAAGATGTTACTGCAAATGATCAGGGAAGTATTATTATATATACTTTACCTGATTACCCACAGGCTTATGGAACTGCATACAATTTGTGGGCACCTCTATATATGTCAACCAATCCTGGTGATAATAATAAACCACAATATGGTTGGTGCCCAGCAAAACATAGTTGGTTATCTTTTTATTCATTGGCCTATGCATGTAGACGAGGTGGAATCCGCTGGAAATATTTGTACAAGCCAGAATCTAGTTCAACCACTGGTAGTGACAAATTTCTGGGTAGTCCACCAAGTTTTGTAGTAACTCGTGGTACTTGGCCAGCGCCCAAATATGACCAGCGAAAATTTCATTATGTGACTCATAAGTATGAAAAGTTAACATTAGATTATGCCAATAATATGCCTACTGGTGAAGGAGGTTTATTCGTTACTAATACAGATGGAAACCCAGTTGTAGAAGTTGAATTGCCGTTTTATTGCTTGTATCGTTTCTTAACTACAAAACAAGCTGATTATGCTGCACCAGGACCGCAATATTCACGTGAATCTATTCAACGCAACTTGCTTGCAACGCATACTTTGACATGCATATTACCAGGCAATAAAAACAATGCCGAACCCATACTCAGTTTTGTTGCCGCAGCAGATGATTATTCATTGCACATGTACCTTGGTCCTCCAAGATTATTCCACGTAGCAATCGGTCAAGATTTTGATCATAATGTGGTAGATCAGATTCCCTATGGGTATCTTTAGAAGGACTATAGCTAGACACTTTAAACAACTATAGACAGTTATAGTTGTCTCGTTAGAG